AAGGCAGGTAAGTTAAGTGCTGCTCAAGTCAATCCTAATGTTGTGGGGGATGTTGGTGACGAAAGAGGTTCTGATCCATCTGGAAAAGCAGGAAAGATTATTGCCGGTGCTAAAAAAATACTTGGAACAGCAGCTGGTGTTGTAGATCAATGTGCCAATACTGTAAGAAGGGCTCTTGTTGCTGGGGGTCTTTCAGAATTTAAATCAAAAACTACACAAAAAGGTGATTTAGACAGTGATCCCAATGCTGGTAGAAACGCACCTGCATTGGCAGCTTCTTTTGGTGGTAGTGATTTAGGTAAAGTTATTCGCAATAAAAGTAATATTAAGGCCGGAGATATTATTTTATGGAGGGGTGGTGGAGGATATGATTCAGGTGCTATTACTCACGTTGGTATTGCTGCCGATGATGGATTAAAAAATCAATATGATCATAACACAACAAGTGGATTTCATTATAGACCTCACTGGGCCAGTGACAGAGGCCGAAATTGGTTTGCTGGTGTGAGACTTATGAGTGAAGGTGGAATGATTGAAAGACCATCACTTGCTATTATTGCAGAAAGAGGTAAAGAAGAGTTTCTTCTCGGTGGTAAGGTTACAGAGTTATTCACATCTATTGATCCAAATCTTTTAGAAAAAATAAATACAGCAAAAACTAAACCACAACTTGCAGATATTCTTCTTTCTGCAACCTATGGTGGAGCAGCTGCCGAAAGACAGCAGAAAATTGATGCATTTATGAATCAGAAGGGTATGCCTGCCGGAAAAGGATTTCAGGGAAGGTTTGATATGTTTGGTAGAGAATACGACACAAATACTGGAAAGTTAAAACAAGCTAGTAACAAACCATCACAAGACACTCAAATTGCTGCAACTTACGGAGAAGGGTTTCCCAAGAAAAATTTTATGAATTTTCTTGAAAAAGATTACCAAAAAAATTTAAAAAACCCAATCAAAAATAATACAAATGACGATTCAAGACCAAGTAGAGCACATGGATTACCATTAGCACAACAAACACCTTCATCATCACAAATTACAAGAATTCTTCAATCTTATGCTGGATATGAAGATGGTGCAGAGCAGACGGTGTTTGTAATGAATAATCCTCAAATGGTTCCAATACCAATTCCAACAGGAAATTCTGGTTCAATTGGTGGTATGAGTCGTTCATCCAGTATAGATACAACATATGATATTCAATATGCAAATGCATAACAGACATTAATCAAATGGCATCAGAAAAAACTGTATTAAGACAAGTCAGAGAAGTTAATATTGCTCAATGTATTATTGAGTCAAATACTGGTGGTGATCAAAAAGATATTGTAGATTTAATTACGGACATTTATTATTATGAAAGTATTCTTGAACCATCAATTCGCACAAATATCATTTATGTAGATACTGGAAAAACAATTCAAAAAGGTCAAACTACACAAACATTAATTGAAGGACTTCCACTTCAGGGAACAGAATCTGTTAAAATTAAAATCACAGATGGTAATAATATAAAACTTGAGTTTGAGCAGTTTGTAACTCAAATTGTTCCAGTTGGACAAGACACAACAAAATCTTTAGTAACTCTTGATTTGGTTTCGGAAGAAGGAATTATTAATTATAAAACAAAGGTAAATCAAAGATTTGATGGTAAAATATCAGTGTCCGTTGATACAATATTAAAAGATAAAAAATATCTGGGAACAGAAAAGAAATTGGATATTGAGGAAACAGAAAATACTTATAGTTTTATTGGAAATCAAAAAAGACCTTTTTACTCTATTTTATGGTTAGCAAAAAAATCAATTCCACTTCTTCAGGGAGCAAAACAAAATACTGCAGGATATTTTTTCTTTGAAACTTCAGAGGGATTTAAATTTAAGTCAATTGATTCGTTATTAAGTCAAGAAAAAAAGAAATCTTTCATTTACAATCAAACTCCAGATAGTGTGGGTGAAAATCTTCCCTCTGGATATTCTGCAAAAATTTTAGAACATAGTGTTGATGATGTAAGTGGTGATATTCAATCAAAATTGCAAATGGGAACTTATTCAACAAGGACAATTCTTTTTGATCCTTTTAATTGTTATTATGAGGTAATCACCAAAGAGGCTGAGGAAACAGAAAAAAATCTTAAACTTGCAGGAAAAAATCTTCCAAAACTCAATCCAAGATTTATTCGTGAAGGTCAAAAACAAGAATACTCAAGAACTCAATATATGTTAATTGATAAAGGAACTTTACCTACAGGAGATACGAAACAACAAATTACAAAATCTACAGAACAAAACTTTGATCCAAAAAATATTTTAAATCAGTCTGTAATGAGATATAATCAAATGTTCAATACCAAGACAAACATTACGATTACTGCAGATTTTAGTTTACACGCAGGAGATATAATTTTTATAGATTCTCCAGAACTTTCAAATAAGAATACTCAAGGACTTAATAAACAATTTGGTGGTAATTATTTGATTGCCGATCTCTGTCACTATATTAATGTGTTAAAGGGTGGATATACAAAATTAACCTTGGTTCGTGATTCACTTGGTAAAACCGGATCTTTCACAAATGATTTATTTTAACTTGTTAAATAGTCATAATCAAAAAATTATATCTATGAGCATCAAATGACCGAAGGAACATTATTTAACTCTGGATTTTTAGGAGCAAGTTTTAATTGGTGGATCGGACAGATTGCCGATGACTCTTATTGGAGAGATAATATTGTTTCTGGTAAATTTGATGATAAGAATAATGTTCCTGGATGGGGAAGAAGATATAAAGTTCGTATCATAGGTCTTCACGATCAAGAAGAAACATCAATAGCATCGGATCAACTTCCCTGGGCACAGGTAATGTATCCTGTGACTGCGGGTGGGGGTCAGGCAAAGGCTCTATCAACTACAGCACTTCGTCAAGGGATGTTTGTATTTGGTTTTTTCTTGGATGGTGCCGATCAACAAGTTCCTGTAATTATGGGAGTTCTCGGTAATAATACTCAAACAACACTGAGCACTAAAATTGGAACATCAAAAACAAATTTTACTGCAACTAGTGGATATTCAAAAGGAAAGGACCCGGATCCTAATATCAAGGTCCCTGCTGATGGACTTACAACAAAAAAACCTGGATCAATACCAGCAAATCCAAAATCTGGTGTAACTTTAGATAAGTTTGGTAGAGATCCATCAAGACCACCAACATCAAGAGAACTTGCTGCGGCACAATCAGCAAGAGCAGAGGCAGCAGCAAGAGGTTTATCTCCAGCAGCAACAGAAGCATTAGTTGGAGAAAGAACAGTTGCCGCAACAAAAGCAGAAGCAGCAGAATCTCAATCACCAACTTCTCCTACGCAACCAGGAGCAACGATTGAGCAACCAGACAATCCACATCTTATGTCTGTTGCCGATATACAAAGAAACACTATGTATTTGGAAAAGATCGTAATCTTAAATCCTTGCGATTTGGTTGGATCTGCAATGAAGGCAATTCAGACGGAAATAGATAATCTTACAAACAAAATTGATAGTGTTCTACAAGCAGCACAAAGTTATGTTGATGCTGCCTCAACTCTTATTAGTGATATACAAAAACTAATTGCAGATGTTGCTTGTATTATTGCAAAATATTTGAAAATGATTTTTGATAAAATTTTAGAATATATTCTTAAAAAAATAAATTGTGCTCTTGCACCAGCAACTGATGCAATACCACCAAACTTAAGATTTAAGTTTTTTGATATTCGTGAAAAAATTACAGAATTAATTAATTGTTTATTCAGTAAAATTACAAACGGACTCTGTGGTCAGGTTCAAGGATTTTTAAACGATCAGACAGGAACAGGATCAAATTCTACACTTGATACAAAAACCATTATTGAAAATGGATACACTACAGTAACTCCGATTTGTTCTGTAGAAATTTTAACAGGACAAATGGTTGCACTCAATCTTCCACAAATTGTTGAGGGAATTGATACTTCTCTGAATAGTGTATCTAATTTTTTAGAAGACATTCAATCACTTTTGTCCGATGTGAGTGGAACAATTTCGGACATCTCTGGAATTGTAAATGGAATTTCTGGAAGTCTATCTGCTGCAATGAACTTTACAAATTTGAGTGTAAATATTTTTGGTTGTGATTTAGGATTAAGTTGTCCTGCATCAGATTATTATACTTTACAGGAAGGTTCTGGTGGTAGTGAAGAAGTGCAGTTGCCAAGAATTCCTGCTGTTGCAGCAGCCGCACAAAATCCTGCATCTGTGACTACCCCAGAAGAAATTCCATATGCAACTCCGACATCAGAGACCAAAGATGTAGATTATAGGGATTATGGATAAATAGGTATATGAAAGAAAAAAGTAAGAATTTTAAATAATGGCAACTCAAGAATCATTTCTTAATTTATCATATGATACTAAAAACACAAGAATCAATCAACTAATTGATCAGGTT